ATAAGGTGCAATAACGGCATATTATACATAGGGATAAAGTGCAAGAAAAGATGGAACGATACAAGACCGATAGAAGCAAAATAGAACGATAGTATTAACTTAAGGAACTTTATAAGGAGAGAGTAATATGGATTGGAAAACAGTTGTATTAAATCCTAAACAAGAAAATAATGATTTTGCAAAGGAAAAAGATTTGCAATTTTTCATCGGTGAAAATATAGAAGAATTTACGAAAGAAGTATTAGGCGATATATATATAAGCCATCAAATGGAAAAACCCACAGTTACGATAAGAAGATTCGGACCTCGAGGTAAAAGGGTAGACATATACATAAAGGGTAAAGAACAAGATTATGTAGTGGAGTTAAAGAATCCCAAACACTTATCTGAGGTTAAATCAGGTATAGGGCAACTACTAGGGTATGGGCTATCATTCAAGAACGCTAAAATGATATTAGTATCTACCAAGTTTGATTTAGAAACAGGGCAAATGATAAAGTATTATAACCTACCAATAGATTACTATTATTTTTCTAAGGATTGTGTATTAAAATATCAAGGAGATGCTATCTATGAATAAAGGCGGAAGACCAAGAATAGAGTTTGATAAGGATACTTGGAAACAAATAGAAGGTATGTGTGAAATACATTGCACAGGTGAAGAAATTGCAGGAGTGTTAAACATAGACTACGATACACTAAATGCAAGGATTAAAGATGAATTTGATTTTGGATTTTCGGACTATTATAAAAGGCATCAAGGAAAAGGCAAGGCATCGTTGAGAAGATTACAATGGGAAGCAGCCGAAACAGGTAATACAACAATGCTAGTATGGTTAGGTAAGAACGTGTTAGACCAAACCGATAAGCAAGAAGTAAACGCAACTGTTAAGAATACAACTGTATTAGACAATATGCTATCACAGTTAGAAGAATAAAATATATGTATCCTAACTGGAGGTGGTTCAATGATTCTGACAGCAAAACATAAGGAGTTTCTTAGGGTAGCACTAAAGCCTAGTACAACTGATATGGTGTTAGAGGGGCCAGCACAGACTGGTAAATCTAATCTAGCAATAGACGCTATAATGCTCCGTATCGCAAACAGTGATAACGAGTTACATTGTATAGCAGCAGGTGACTTAGACGCTATAAGAGATAACATACTCACAGGTAAGTACAAACTACTTGACACGTTTGGGGACTTAGTAGAACTAACAAGCGATAAGATAGGTGGGCATTATATTAAGTATCATACTCCTAAGGGGGTTAAGAAGATTCTACTAGCAGGGTATAAAGACCGTTCTAAGTGGAAGAAGATACTAGGTAAGCCTATTGAATGTTTCTTTATAGATGAGGTTAATGTAGCAGATAAGACGTTCTTCCAAGAGCATAAGGCAAGACAGTTTAGTTTTGATAATCCGTTTACGATAACAACATTAAATGGTGATGATCCTGAACACGATATATACCAAGAATATATTAATGATTGTATAGACTTGTTCCCTGAGGATACACCACAACCGACATTAGACCAAATGGACGTGGCTAAGACTGATGGGAAATACTATGCGTTTTGGGGGCTTGACGACCACCCAACAATGAATGAAACTAGAAAAGCAAGGATAATGACAGCATTTCCTAAAGGTTCTTTTTACTATATGACTAAGGTGTTAGGGATAAGAGGAATACAAGAGGGCTTATTATTTGGACATTTAATCAAGGATAAACATTACGTTAATTGGAAAGATGTTAATCTTAGTGGGATACATTCACTAGAGATGGCGATTGATATAGGTGACAAGGCTCTTACAGTATTCACATTAACAGGGTTTAGCGAGAGATATAAGAGAGTTATAGTCATAGATAGTAAAGCATTTAACGAAGCAGATTATGATGAGATTATAGACGACTTTAACGATTGGACTAGAGATTGGTATTATACGTTCAGCGGAAAGATAAAGACTATATGGCCTGATGCAGCGGATAGTATATTTGTTAGAACACTGCGTAAGAGGATAGCGTTCCACGTACCAGTCAAAGGAAGCTTTAAGACATTAATAACTGATAGAGTAATATTAGTAGAGCAACTGATACACAATGATAGACTGTTATTCGTGCGAGATTTCGGTGCTGTAACAACGGCTAAGTATTTAAAGAAACTGAAGAGTGATGGAAAAGGTGGCGTAATAGATGACAACTTACCTGAGAATGATTATTGGGATTCGTTCTGTTATACGATAACACCACATACTAAGAAGTTAACTGATGCTAAATAGGAGGTATATGTGAGAGTAGAGATAATAAACAAACAAAAACCAGATGATATTCCAATTACATATGTCAGACAAGTTAGAACATTTGGGGCGGAAGTATCAAAAAAAGACTTAAAGAAATTTCCAGAGTTAACTGAACTTAATGGGGAGGATTTTACTTATATAGTATATGAAGCGATTGAGATAGATTATCCAGAATATGATTATGAGGAAGACGAGTATTACATTGATGACCGACTACCTTGCGGGTGTTGTGCTTGCTGTGGGTGCAGTTGCCACGATGATGATGAATATGAATAGGTACGATGTAAAGGAGATTAGATAATGGGACTATTTGATGTATTTAGTACCAAGAAGAGATTTGACAATAGACTTAAACGGAGTAGGGAGGAACTGTATTCAATTATGAGAGATGAAACACAATATAGATTTAACAAAGGAATAGTAGACAACAAAGTGTTAATGAATCCTGAAACGGCATTTACTAGAACGTTATTAGAGAACAGTAAATGGAATGCTGGAATACCTGAAGAGTTAGAGTGGTTTTTCAAGCATACATATCAAAAACTGATAGCGTATAGAACTGACAAGATAGCAAACTCATACTTTTGGAATAAAGTTACACACAAGACTATAAGAGTCCATAGTGGAGTACCTGCATTGATAAGTAGGACAATGGTTAATCTAATCGCAGCACCGGGTTTTGATGTAGCGGTAGCGATAGATAACGGACAAACTGATATGGACGAGAGCGAAGATGAAACTAAACGCTTAGAAGAGATATTTGAGGATAACAACTTCGAAGATGTGTTGTTCCCTAACGGAGTTAATGCGGAAAGTTATGGAGGTTATTTTGCCTACAAGATTTCATACGATAAAGAGATAAGCGAGTTTCCTATCATCGAGTTAAGTATCCCAGAATGTACTGAGATAGTGACTAAACGTGGTAGAAAGAAAGCATATATATTTAAGACTGATTACGAGGTTAAAGGTAGACACTTTGAAATTCACGAGGTTTATACCAAAGATGAACAAGGTAATGCGATTATATTCTATAAGAAATACGAGTATAAAGAGGGAGCATTAGAAGAGAGAGATTTCAACAGCGATGAGGTTAAAGAGTATCAAGACCTTACACTAGAGGGCTTACACACTATACCAGCTGTGTTCAAGAACAATACTACAACTAATACACAGTTTAAAACATCAGTATACGGGTTAAGTGATTACACTAACTCGCAAAGTATATTCCAAGCAATAGATGAAACAATGTCACAACAAATGACTGCTTTACGTTTCGCTAGACCTAAGAGGTTAATCAGCGAAGATATGTTACAAGTAACTGCGACTGGTCAAGTCAATCAATTCAACGACTTTGAAACTGACTTTGATATCGTTAAAGGCGATCCTGATGTAGAAACAGGGAAGTATCAATCATTTGCTGACAAGATGGATATAGCGAACTATACCGATACAACTAAATCGTTAATGGTTAATGCTCTTAATAATGCTGGACTAAATCCTGCTTCTGCTGGACTTGTTGGACTAGAGGCATTGAATGTAAGTGATGACTCGGCTAGAGGTAAGGAAAAGACTTCTTTACGTACAAGAGAGATGAAGTTAAAACTATGGCGTAAGGCTATTGAAGAACTAGCGATTAAAGTATTACAGTTTGATGATGTAGTGGTTAAAGGTATAGAGGCTCAAGAGTACGAGGTTGCTGTAACGTTTGATGATTACAGTGTGCCTAGTTTAGACCAACGTATTACAACGGCTGGTAAGGCTATGAACGAGGGACTTGTCGATGTGTCTAAGGCTATTGATATGGTTTGGAAAGATGATATGACCGATGAGCAAAAAGAAGAAATGATTTTAAATATCAAGTTAGAGAATGAAGTTCCATTGACTCCAACTGACAATGCTGGTGATTTGGTAACTACCGAACCAGTTGAAGAAGTACAGAATGAAGAAGTGGGCGTTGAAGATGGTAAAGAGTCAGTAGAAGAAGTTCTATTAAATGGTGCTCAAATAACATCGGCAATTCAAATAGTAGAAGAATTTAATAATAGTACATTATCAAGAGAAGCAGCGTTACAAATGTTAATGACATTCTTAAATATTGACAAAGAAAAAGCAGAGATTATGCTAAATGAGGCTACTAAAAAAGAGTTAGCAACTAAGTCTGAAGTAGTGGTGAAAACTAATGAAGTCGATAAGACAACGTAGAGAAGAGTTAAAGCGTAGAAGAGTTAAAGATAGATTAGCACGTGTCAAGGCTAGTGCTGTCCCAGTAGTCGCTACAGCCATTGTTATCAATAAAGTGGTAGTAAGTGCTATTATACCGCAAGGTGTCTTAGGAGGCGTTGTAGGAGGTATAGAGCCAAGTCTAGTAGATGGCGATACATTACTAAGAGAGTTCAAGAAGATTAGATTAACTAATGCTGATAAACGTGAGTTACGAGGTGAGGGGTTTGTACCGCTTAGTTCTAGTAATATAGCGGGGGCAAGAGTTGATGGTAATGACTTAATATTGAAGTTCCACAGCGGTGAGGAATATATATATCCTGGAAAGGCTAACTTCCTCAATAGATTCGCTGAAGCATTATCACCTGGTAGACTATTATGGAGAACTATACGATTTGCTAGGGGTTATAGAAAGATATAATGAACAAAGATAGTTGACGAACTGTAAACGGAAATAGTCAAACAAGACTTTAAAAAGGAGATACAAATGGAAGAAAATAACACAGTAGATACTCAAACTACGGAAACTACAACAGTAGCAACTCCAAATAATGAGGGCTTATTAACACAAGAGCAATTTGATAACGCATTAAACACTAAGGTAGCGAGAGTTAAAAACAATATTGCTAAGGACTTAGGTATGGAGAGTTATTCCAAAGAGGCTTTTGATGGTTATATAGCAAAGAACAAAGAAGCACAAACTACTATTACTAATTTACAAGCAACTGAAACTACTTTACAAAACACGATATTAGGCAAAGACTTTCACCTAGAAGCATTAGGATTAGATGTAAAGCCTGAGAACGTGGCTCGAGCAGTTAAACTAGCACAAGTTGAATTAGATGGTAATAGCGAGTTAACAGCAAAGACATCTTTAGAATTGGTATTGAACGATTTCCCTTTCCTAGCGACAGGCGAAATAGTAGCACCAGTTACTAAAGTTGGAGCGACAGTAAACAATACTGTTAACGCTAAAACGGAACAAGAAGATTATATGAATAGAAACTATTCTAAGTCTAAGTATTTCGACAAAAAATAAAATAAGGAGAAACAAACATTATGGCATTATTAACTTATGGGAACCAAACAGTAGATGATAGATTTTCGGCATTAGTTGAACCTAACTTATACGATAATCAAGTATTCCAACCAGGTATGACATTTACCAACAAGTATCAAATGGACGCAGCAGGGCAAATCTTAGTTCATAAATTAGGAAAAGAAACACTAACAGAGGGAACTCCAGGTAGTGATTTCTCAAACACAGATACAGCAGATACTCAAATCATATTACCACTTAACAAACGTTTAGCGTTTAGTAAGAAATTATATGGTGCAACAGTTGGGGCAGTTGCGTATCCAATCGCAGCAGCACAAATGGAAATGGGTGTTAGAGATATGGCTGAAGCATTTGGACTAGCAGCAGCAACTACATTATTAACAACTACTACAGTTTCAGCAGCAACTACAACTCCAATTACTAAAACAAATGTATATGCAGCTATCGTAAATGATAGAAAAGTATTAGTAGACAATGGAGCGAAACCTGATGCTTTATTGGTATCACCAGCAGTATTCGCAGCATTACTACAATCAACTGAGTTCCAAAGAACAGGGACTATTGGGGATCAAGTAGTAGCAAACGGTAACGTTGGACGTATCGCAGGATTAAACGTATTTGAATATCAGGGATTAGGAACATTAACTGATTACATTATGTATGACCACGATGCTTTATCAATCGTTCCAGCATTAAATATGTTAAGAACAATTAACGCTATTTCATTCAACGGTGTATTAGCTCAAGGTGAATTAATCTATGGTAGATTAGTAACTAACGTATCAAGAGTTCTTAAGAAATTACACGCAGCGTAGATAAATGAAAGAGTTTAAGTTAGAGCATAATGGTACTTACACGTATTGTAATGAACGAAACTTAAAAAACTATACTGACAATGGGTGGGTAGTGGTAGTTGATTCTATCACTCCTGCTCCTATTGTTAAGGTATATGATAAGTTGACGAAATCACAGTTGAAAGAATTGTGCAAAGATAAAGGCGTTAAATTTACAGCAAGAGATACCGTTAAAATATTAAAAGACAAATTGAATACAGTGAATCGAGAAACGATAAGTGAGAAACCAAGTAATAAAGGTTTTGATGATTCCCTTATAAAAACTAAGTAGGGGAATGAAACCCTATTTTTCATTAGAGAGGAGTAAACTATGGAAGATACAACAAGTATGGTTTGGGATTTAGATAGACACTTTTATGTATTAACACGTGAGGGTGTACTAAATAGACTAAACAAAGATGTGAATAAAGATATACCAGGTGAGGTTAGTGGTGTAACTGAGGGAATAGTATTCCTTAATCAAGTTAGCGATAACGTGAAGAGTTGGTTATACGACTATATAAGACCTGACGCAGTAAGAATAACCGAGTATAGGCTAGGTACTGATTACGAGCCTGAGGAATATATGCCTTATAGAGAGGCTATGGAAGAGGCTTTGTATGCACAAGTATTATATATGTTAGCATTTGATGGCGATTTGAAAGCGATTAAAGATAGTGAAAGACACTTGTTAGTTGGGATTAGCACTAAGAACTTCTTACGTTCAGCAGGAATAGCGACTAAATCTAAGAATAGAATCAAGATACCTGAGGGTGAGTGGAGAGTTGGTTACTAATGAGAACTCGAATACAAGAAGATTTCCGCCATTTAGGTCTATATTATAAGAAAGATTATAACGCTAAAACATATGCAACTATCCCATTAAGGTTTAAGTTTAAACCATATCAAGGTGCTAAATCAACTCACGAGGGTAACGAACTTATACAAGGTTGGTTAGAAACTGATGAGGGGCGAACTATCCTTACAAAGAGTAATATCGTGTTTCAGCGTGAAGATAGGGTAACGGTAGATGGTGTTAGTTATATCATTAGTAAAATAATGACATCTGAAGACCTTGATTTAGAGATTGGTGAACTACGCAATAGACCTAATCGAGATATACAACTACTGGTATTAGGATAATGGCTGACAATACAACAAGGCTAATGCTTACTGGCTTAGCTATGATTAAAGACATAGCACCTAAAGATAGTGGGAATATGGCGTTCAATTCTATTATAGCGTTCAAGACACCTAGAGGGGTACGATATACCCAACGTGGTAACGCAGCACCTTATGGGGCTATTATCAACGAGGGGCGAGGAGATAGACCTCTTAGTCCTAAAGAACAAGGTAACGTAGGTTGGTGGGATGTTCAAGCATTTGGGGCTATGAAAGAGTTATGGCTAGGAAATTTAAGCACTCAATTACCAACTAAGACTATTCAACAATTATCAAGACAAAGTAAGAACACAGCATTACGAGATAAAGTATTAAATAGAAGTTTACCAAAGAGGTGATTAAATGGATTTACAAACATTAGCAACATACTTAGAGGGACGATTAAACGCAAACAGCAAAGGCGTTACATTTAGAACAGGGTGGTTACAACAGTCAAGTGATACAGCATATGAGATAAAAACGTATTCTAATTACTTTACTGAAACTGTGGCAACTTACACTCCTGCGATGTTTACATTAGTCGGTGATCCTCAAAAGATACCAAATCAAGATATAACGAATTGGAGTATTATAGTTGAGTACATTCTAACTGGTGACTTTGAAACTTCGGCTGACTTAGTTTTAGAGGTTGAAGCGATAGATGAGTTTAGACTTGGGATAGTAAACAATCCATTAGCAACATTAGATGGGTATAGATTAGCATTATCGGCAGCACCTATTGTTCGCTCTAGTGATATCAAAATTAGAGGAAGCAAGAAACACGTTGTAGTATCAATGCAAATAGATATAAGCACAGGGATATCGGTATACTTTGGGAATGATATTACATATACATTA